TGCTCTGCCGAACATGGATACTCCTGCTCATTATGATTGTCTGGTACTTCGATAATGTAACGCATACGATACTGTGCAATGCAATCAACCAAAACAAATTTACTCATCAATCATCTCCTTAGTTAAAGCCAGTGAATTCTTCAATGCTTTCTCAGCAACTCGCAATCCATATTCCATCTCATAGATCCTGCGTTTAGCAAGAGTCAACTCACGATTAGTTTGTTGATTTTGTTCATACAACTCTGTAGTATCTTTCTTGAGTTTCTCAACCCAAGTAGTTACTTTATGTATAGTAACCCAAGTGCCATCAGCAAGTTTAGTGTGTCCATCACGAATACGAAATTCGTCAGTCCATCTATCATTCAGTTTGTAACTTGGCATTGGTTCGAACAAAAACAATTCTTGTTCTTCCAATTTGTTTAGAACGAGAGAAAAGTTTTGTTCAATAGTTTCTTTACCGTAAAACATTATTCATCTCCTTCATCTTCATCAGACTGATATTCTTCAGTACGACCAGCCATCGCTGCATGGATATCGCAAAGAGTACGATGCCAACCATCAGTATAAGTTTTACCTGGACTACCGCATTCTTCACATGTGCGATAACTAAAATTCTCAGCAATTGAAATATAATTCCAGTGCTTATCAGTTGCTCCATTAACATAGAAACGAAGTCCTCCGAACTTTTCTTTTACTTGAGAAGCCACTGGAACCTTTGCAGTTTCTTCATCAAGTTTTACTTTGGCTTCATCAATCAGTTCTTGAGTGACAATTTTACCGACTGGATCACCATTATCTCTGAATCCAAATGTTGGTTGGCCAACTTTATCTTTAATCGATTCATAGCGACTTTTCGCTTGACGATAATCGCCAGTCAACATCCCGCAAAGAACATCAAGGATATTATACCAACCATCACCATGCGAGAAACCCCAACACATGGCGGTGTGTTGCATATTCTCATGACGATCTTTAAAGATCAGAGGATACTTTGCACACAGTGCTTCGTCTAGTTCTTTACGCATAATTAATCTCCATACCAAGTTCGGTGATCTTCAGCCACATGTTCCATACCATCATACTCATCGATGTGCCACTTAACATCATCAGGAATTTCCACAATAGCGATCTCTGCTGCCCAACTATTTGCTTGGTCTTTTATTTCTTCAATGACTGCGATCAAGTCTGGGTCAGAACGATCTTGATAATAATCATACGCACTGATATATGTGTCATCACATGGCTCAATACCTGCTTTGTAGTAATCAAAATCATCACCACGGAATTTAAACTTCGCTGGAACTTTTTGAAATCCTACACCCTTACGCTCGAGCAACTTCTCGAATGCTTCATTCGAGATACCGAACCCACCAAAACAACGATTGATTGCTACTTTCATTTTATATCCTTTGATTTATCTGCGATATCTTTATCATTACGAATTTCAATGAACACTGGAAGAAACAATGAGTCTTCTCCAGCCTTATTCTTGATACGACTATTATACTTCACTGCCACGATTTTGTCAACTAAATTTTCTTTCCAATATTGCTTTCGTTGTGCATCATTGAAACCAGATCCTACATTTACCTTTACAATTCCATCTGCAGACTCACATATAATTGCACCAAGCATACCTACTGCTTTACCTTTACCTTCTTCGACTGCAACAATCTTAAGATCGCATTCAAGTTCTCCCTTAAATTTAATCTGAGTCTTGCTTCGTTTGTCTTCCCAAACACCAGCACCATCCTTAAGAATGATACCTTCAAATCCTTCTGCAAGATAACCTTGGAAAATCTCTTGTGCTTCTTCCAGAGTTTCCACAATGGTTGATGTCACATTCCAGATCTTCCTCCCATCTGACTTTTGTTTGGCAACAATTGCCTGCAGTGTAGAGTATCGTTTTGAGTATGGACTTCCACAGTATCCATCAATGAATTGTACGTAAGGAATTAAATCCCAAACAGTTGCATGAACCAGTGCTGCTTCTTTGGCAGAGATTGTGCCTTTGTTTGCTTTGTTCAAGATGCCATTACCAGTCTGCCTGTCAGCAAATTGGTGGTCACCCTCAAGCATTACAAGTAGTTCACCATCAAAAACACAATCAATAGAACCAGCAAGAGAAATAAATTCTTGCTCCAAATTGCCAAGTAGTAAAATTTCTTTTCCATTTCTACTCCTAAATTCACACTTACCATCTCTGACGATTGCGTTGAAGCGCATGCCATCCATCTTCATTTGTGCGTAGGCTGGGAATTTAATCTTGTCAACCAACTTCTGTTCGAATGGACTGCATAACATGCATGGGTATTCAGGAATCAAACCAGACCAAACTTTGTTGGCAGTAGATACATCAACACCACACTTCAAATCTTTGGAGATGATTCTTTCCAGTACCTTAGCATCATCAGCTGATACGGATGAGAGAAGCATACGGAGATATTCAATTGCTGCATTACCAGTCACGACTCTTTCTTTCAAGTCATACAATGCAAGCATGGCTTGATCAAGACTTGTTTGATGTTTGTCTGTGGTGTACTCAGGAATCTTGCGTTGATAGAATTGAGTGAATGGATCCAGAGCCAAGCGAATGACCTCACGCAAAACTTCGTTATCGCTGTTAGCGTTTAGTTGCTCGATTTTGAAGTTGCGTGAGGCATTTGCTGCTAAACCATCTAAAAATTTATTAATATTCATTTGTGTTTCAGTTCCTTAAATTTTCTATATCTCATATCAAAACGAATTGGCTTAATGAATTTCTTCACTACACCAGTGTCCACATTATAGAAGGCAACCATCTTTGATTTATCATCAGTCAAATAATAGATGTGGTTGGATACATTCCCAACCCAATCTGGAGTTGTCTCTTGGAAAACTCTCATGCGGTTTTCCTGAAGTAACCATAAGGGAGACCCTGCGTGAAACAGAAATACTCATGGTCGCCATTAGCACCTTCAGCATCCATCAACCATGCAATGACACGTTCACGATTAGTGCCAGTGTGCATGAGATTGAGTACACGATCTTCAAACTCAATGATGGCTTTGGCTTCGGATTCTTTGCGAGCAATTTCTTCAAGCATAATAACATGACCCAACTGAATAAACTCAGCTTCAAAGTCTTTCAGCGTCCACATGCTGGTATCGATACCACGAGGACGCACACCATAGGCATCCTTGTACATATCCCAATACTGGCATTGTGCTTGTTCCAACTCAGACATTTCTTCCCATGATAGCATATCGATCTCCTGATTAAATCAAACTGAATGTAGACTTGCGTGGAGCACCAGCAGGAAAACCAGAAGTGCCCTGCACGAACCCACGTGAAACTTTACCACGCATTTTCTGCTTTGGTGCTTTGCGAGATTTTACAATCTCAATCGAGCCACCTTTGCGCAAGAATGCTTTGACTTGCTTTTCGGTTTCTTTAGCCAACTGGGCTTTGGATTTGTAGATCACATTCATCATAAAGTTCCTTTTCGATTCATCATAAGATCTATTATCGTCCAAAACTGCATTAAAGGCAACAAGTATTTTGCAATCCCCTACTGTGGGTGTGGTTATCCGAGAGTAAGCCTAAAGGTTTACTTTTTGTAAGTTGTTGATTTATAAGGGATTTTTTAGCCCCTAGGAAGGGCTAGAAGGCTCTAGGACGCTAGGGAAGGGTTTAGCCCCGACTTAGACGCTAGGAAGGCTCTAGGGGTGTCTAAACGTCCTCTGAAACTAGGAATTCAATGAAGTTTGCAGCGAGGGTTTCGTTCGGGAAAACCTGAACAATCGTTCGGTCTTGTTCGTAAACATTTTGAGCAATCACCATGATCTGCTTATGTTTAAAGACTGATACTTTGAGAAGCCAACTCCCTCTTCTAACTAAGAAGAATGAGATTAGGTTTGGTGTTAATTTGGCTTTCATCATACAAATTATTTAGGGATCCGAAGACCCCTAAAATTGTATGACTTATCTACCTATTCTTTTCGAAGCAGCATCTGCTCTGGCATGTCTAGCCTCAATGAGTGCTTCAAGAAGATTAGTGAAAAACTTTTTGATTGATTTCATAGGATGTCCTCATTCAATAATTGTTTTTCGCTTTTAGACTTTACAACAATCTTCTTTGGCTTCTTAGCATCTGGAATCAAACGCTCCAAGAAAATCTTAAGCATGCCATTAAAGAGTTCTGCATCTTTAACTTCAACTTCATCATTCAAAGCAAACGCTCGACTGAACGCACGATTTGCAATACCTCTGAACAAGAAATTATCTTCAGCTTCTTCGGTTTTGATGCTACCACGAACAGTCAACTTACCATTCTCCATTTCGATATCAATGTCAGATTGACCAAAACCTGCCACAGCCAACTCAATGGTGTAGTTGTTCTCATCTCTCTTGACGATATTGTATGGTGGATAGTTAGGAATGTTCTTGGACATGTCGTCATGAAATTTCTGTAGACGATTAAACTGCTCATCGAAACCGATAAGAAATTTGTCCATATCTTTAGTGCCCCAGAATGTGGGTGTGAAATTGTTTCCCATATCAATCTCCTTATTGTTTAGCAAATGCTTTTTTGGCATCGAATGTGTAAGCTGAAAGACCAAGAGACGTATAAAAGTCTACATGTGCTTTAGCCACGATCTTTGCGAAAGAAGATTGCGCTTCAATAAATTGATTAAGTGGTTTTTTGAGTTCTTCGTTTTTGACGCAGGTCTCAACGAATTTAGTTTTGATTCCTTGGAAAGAATCGATGGCTGTGTTAATGTTATTCAACATTGTTTTGCTCCTATTAAGCGAGTTGGAAAACTCTCAAGCAAATCCCCGAAGGCGAAAAGAAGAGAGCCGTGTTAAAATACTGGTTACGAGTTCCAGCGATGTCGTTCGTCACATCCGCTTTACCAACGATTCGTACTTTAGTGGTCCTAAGGCGAATTGGTTACGCAGCAGGTAGTTCTGCTGCTGCTTGTGCAAGTGCTTCTGCTTGTGGGTCACCTTGTTGTTTGATCTTGCTGATCACTTTAACAACTTCCTCGAAAGGATGCTTTCCCAACACTGCAAGTAGCATGTTAACTTCATTAATTTCAAGTTCAAGTTTAATCATTTTGATTTTTTTCCTATGTTATATTTCGGTACTAGTTCCCATTGGTCTTTCTCTTTAAACGATACGACCTTAATTTGCGACAGAGATGCTTTCTGATCCGCTTGAGAATTATTTAGTATCTTTAAAAGATCCCAATCCTGTAGCAAACCAGCGATTGCATTTCTACGCTCGATATCACCACTAGTGATATTCGATTCTTTACCATCCAGAGCAAACAACTCTTTGAAATGGACGATGAAGTATCTACCCTGCTTATGTAAAATATGGCAGGATTGATATAATTTGTTTTCTTTTCTGGAAGCAATGCCGATTCGAGTAAGTGTTTCTCGAACCTTTAAGAAGTTATCTGGTTCTGGCAATGTCACTTCAAGCATCGACTCTGGTTTCCAGTCGTAATAAATCATTTCGACAGTCATGATTTTCCACCTTTGTATAATTTTTCTTTTATCATAATCAAGTGTTCTTCACTAAGAAGGCTCAATGCATCTTTAGCCTTCTCGCTCGAATACCCAAAATACTCTTTAACAAGTTCGATGGAGTCAGTAGTTGCATCTTTTTTAGACCACTTACTGAAACGCTTCTTCCTTGAAATAATATTTAGGAAAAAAGAAAATTGCTGGTCTTTATCTAGTTCGGGATGTTTGTTCATCTCGTTAGCGTAAAGAACAGTATCGTGGAAATACGAAAGTCCTCTATTTACAATGAATGGTTTATAATCCTTTACAGCCTGTGGGTCTTCAAATAAGTTTTTCTTTGTATCATTTATTGCATTTAAGAAATCAAATGGGCTCATAATCTTTAATTATCCATCGTTGCGCTGCATCAATGGCTTGCTTTTCAGTATGGAAGGTTTCCATCTGGTTTCCACCGAGTTCATTATTAAATGTTACCATGTAGTCATTAGTCATCTGTTTTTCTATAGATGCAGACCTTCCATCTTTTTGATATAGTTCAGTCATTGTAATCCAACTTCCTTCAAATTATCTCTATCAGCAAAGAATCTTTTATTGGAATACTTAGATGCAAGTACTTCCTCTAATTCTTTTTTAGTGCTCCCCTGAGCCATAAAGGTGTTGTTGTCTTTATCATAGGCATAGTAAACATCTTTATGTTTTTCTATCTTTATATCTATTCTGGATTCTTCTATTCGTTCGTGCACACTACTGTCAATGTGCATTAATAGTGCATCTACTTTTTTAGATGCAAAGTTCTCACGTTCTCTCCAGCCCCAGATAAATCCAATAGCAAAAACTACAGCCATGTAAAACAAATGTAGTAATAAGTCCATATATTCCCTTACTTGAATTTGCACTCGACCATAATTTCTGTGAGTGCTGCCATTATATTTAGTTCATGGTCAGCAACGAATGCTCCTTGATATTGATATTTAGCCAAGATCAATACAAGCGCAGGGATGCTATCTGGCATTAGGAAACTCACTGAGTTATCATAAAGTTCTCTAAACAATCCAACTGTATCAGAATCCGAGTTCTTTCCAACCCACTTTCTAGCATTAGTGAAGTCTTTTTCTTTGAGGAATTTGATTAGATCTTTATAGGATTCTTGACTGGTATTGACTAGAATACCAGAGTCGATCTTACCTGAAACACTGTAACGCTGAAGTTCGTTTAGAACCCTACGATAATCTGGGAAATGTTTCGTGACAAGTTCTGCAACTACCTTAGGATCAAACTCAACATTCTCTTGTTTAAGAATCTGTGTTGCACGTTTGAAGAAAGTTCCTGCAAGTAACTGTTTGTCTTTTGGTTCGATCTTAAAATCGATAACTGAACAACGACTGTGGAGTGGTTCAATGATACGATTTTTATAGTTACATGTAAAGATGAAGCGACAGTTGTTACTAAATTCTTCAATGAATGAACGCAGTGCTGGTTGAACTGTATCTGCTTTCATGTAGTCTGCTTCATCGATAATGACGACCTTCTTGGCATCAGTTAATGAAACAGTAGAAGCAAAGCCAGTGATGGCAACTCGGAGAGTCTCCAGCAAACGACCTTCATCTGATCCATTGATCATAAGATACTCTGCACCAACTTCATTACATAGTGCTTTAGCAACAGTAGTCTTACCGACACCTGCTGTTCCAGTAAACATAAATGTTGGTAGTTCGCCTTTAGCGATATACTCTTTAAAAGTATTCTTTAGTGCTTCGGGAAGTACACACTCATCAATAGTCTGTGGGCGATACTTTTCTACCCAAAGAAATTGGTTATCACGGGATTCAATCATATTAAAGTTCTACTGTAAAGTTGTGGAGATTTGATCTAGTCACAAGATCATTCCATTCAAAATTTGAAATGAAATGCCCATGTAGTTTGCTATTCCTTTCTTTTTGAATATAAAGTCTTGTAGAAACTTTACGAAAATCACTATCCTTTAAATTATGTGGGGCAATATCTTGCCTTTCAGATTTAACATAACAGTTACTTCGTAATACATATCTCCAGATAGTTTTTGCATCTGGTTCATCATCACTAACTAAATCTTCTACCCAAAGTTTTTTAAACATCCACTCATTGTTAAGAGTAGATGTCAAAGCAGTTCCTTCATGTTTCATAATATATTCCTTCAATTAACGTCTGTCAAGTTTAACAACAATCCTATTCTGTTCTAATAGTGTCTTGTGTTCGATGTAAGAACCCCTTTCTGTATCATTTAGATATGCATCATACCTTCCGTATGAATCTTTAATAGCACCTTCTCCACTAACTTCTTGTAACTTATTGCTAATGTATTCTCTATCCAATAAACCAAGACCATTCATTACTTGAGCCCAATTTGGAGATTGGAACATATGATACTCGCCCATAAAAAGAGATTGATTCGGTATTGTCTTTTTAAAGATCTCTAAATGTTCCTTGATAAAATCTGTCTTAGTCATCATCTCAGGTAAAGTTCTCCAGAACAAAGTATCATTTCTTTTGGTCATGTAATGTAACTGAACAAAGTCAACAATATTGTCAAAGCACCTAGTGAAGTCTTTATTATACTTCTCTGCGTACTTTCGGTCAAGTTCCCAAAGAGGTAGCAACTTTGCAATGCCAAAAGCCTGTAGGATTGAGTTACCAATACTAGATGCTTCAAGTGGTTCTACAAATGATGCAGAAAGACCAACAGAGATACAGTTGTCAATCCAATATTTGTCTACACGACCAGCATCAAATTTAATATCCTTCGCTACCTTTACTTCTTCAGTATAGAATGATTGTATTTCTTCATGGGCTTTAGTTGCATCAATGAACTCATCACAAAATACATAACCATTACCATACCTTCCTTGAGTAGAAATTCTCCAGTTCCAACCAGAGCCAAGAGCACGTGAAAGTGTATAGGGTTTTAGATCAGAAATATCATTTGTTGGAAATGCTAATGCATGATTCATTGGCAGATATTTTTTATATGAGATCCACTTAGCACCCTGCTTAGAAGAAATCACTCTCTTGAATCCAGAACTATCAATGAAGATATCTGCAACATATTCAATACCAGCATTGTCTATTAACTTAGCAACATCTCCATTTTCTGAGAACATCACTTGATCAATAATGGCATCTGTGAAATTAATACCCTTTTCTTTACACACATCATGAAGAAATTTATTTAACTTCATAGTGTTAAAATGATATTGATTAGTGCTTTGAATACCAGATTGTTGTGTTACAAAGTTGGTATCCAATAGAATATCTTCAGTTGGAATACCTTTATGGATCATAGACTTCGTAAAATTTAGACGTTGACCACTGTCTGTAAACTCATCAAAGAATGGAGGAGACAATGAGTGAAAATAAGATGCACCATCACCATTCCAATTCTCAAATTTGATACCCTTCTTAAGAGCACCATCTGTCTCTCGAATCAATCTGTTGGTATTGATACCACAATAGTCAGTGAATATCTTCCAGTGTTCTGTTGAACCTTCACCAACTCCAATAATACCAATCGCACCAGACTCAATAACTGAGATTTGATACTTCGGAAAGGTAGATTTAAGAATGAGAGCAGTGATTAACCCTGCTGTTCCTGCGCCTAGTACAATTATTTTCTTCATAATCTATCTATTAGACTTCGAAGGTAGAATCTGCCTCAACTGCTACATAATAAACTAAACTACGATTGCTCTTGAAACGAGAAATCTTTTTGCTGGAAATACTAACTTTGTAATCTCCTGGAAGCATCTTCAGATTCTCAACCTTTAAGTTTACCTTAAAGGTTTTGTCAGTTGTTCCAACAACATTACTGAATGCATTTGCAGTCGCATTCTTTTTGTCACCAACATAAACAGTCATCTTTGATCCATCGCCAATAACAGATACGTCTGCTGAACGAGAAACAGAGCCAGACTTGTGAATAAGATTCAGCAATGCAGCTGACATATCAAACTCAATCTCATGAGCAGGGAAAGTAATTTCCTTTGTTGGTGCAGTTAGAACACTTGCATCAGCTGCAAAGAATTTATAACTACCAATACCACCCTGTGAGAAAACTACAGACTTATTGTCTGGACTGAATGTCAACTCTGGGTCATCGAACAAAGACATTGCAGCTAAGAATTCATTTAGATCATAGATGCCAAATGATGGGAATGTTTCTGTGACATCAACATCAGCCATCACGTTTTTCTGGGCTGAGATTGTAGAGAGTTTTGATCCCTCTTTCAATAGAAGATTGCTGTTGATTGTAGCAAAGTTCTTGATCAGTTCGATTGTTTCTTTAGATAATTTCATATTTTCTCCAATTAATAATAACTATGTATAAAAATTATACATTCAAAATCAAAAATAATCAAATTTATTTGATTAAATGTTGAGCCAAAACCATGCAACTGATCCAAGTCCACACGATGTTGAATCCAATAAGAGTTGGGAGCAACTTCTTATTGCTTGCCCAGATGAGAGACAGCGAGGTTGCAAGAGTGAAGAAGTACAACCACCAAAGCTGGATACCAAAGATAAGTCCAGGGATGATGATAACTGCCTTTGCTGCCCAACTGGCAAACTCTACCGTGTTGTAGTTAGTCCAGTACTCTCGAGTAAGCCACATACCAAAACAAGCACGAATCTTACCCCAGTTAGAGTGAGTAAACACAATGGCTACAAGAACCATCCAAACTGCAGTTGCTACTAAGATCTGTTCAAGAGTCATTTAATTTCCTTAGAATACTTCACATCGTGTTCATAAAGAAACATTAGACAACACATTGCATGTGCCAAGTGATTCTTTCCAGTTTCGGGATCATCTTGTTCTCCCTCTTTCCATGCCCAAAGATGTCTTTGCATTGCGTCAAAGTATCTACGTTTTGAGTCAGGAACTACTTTCCAATTATCTGGCTCATATTTCTCTGCACCAAATGTTAGGATTTCTACAGTCGCTTTTAATGCGAGTGGTGGTAGTAAACCATATTGAAGTTTACCACCATCAAATTTTCGCCCACCTGTCGTGGCAGTCTGGGACTTTTTAATGTCTTCTTTGGAAATGAATCCATCACCTTTAACATCACCAATTGGCATCGCATGTCTCCATAATATAAAATGAGTCAAGATACTCCGAAGAATATCCTGACTCATACGTCAATTAAGCACGTCGTGCGCTAAACACAGATGCACCCATAACAGCATTAGCAATGCGAACCATACGCTTGCTTGGCTGACCAAGACGATACTTGGTAGTCAATGTACCATCATGCAATTTTGCACTGTTGCTGTAAACAGCATAACCTTGCTCACGTAAATTGCGAATTGCAGATGCTGGATGTGCGATCTGGAAAGAACCTTTGATCTGCTTAGCAGTAAATTCTTTTCCAGCCTTTAGATTCTCCAACAATTTTTCTTGCTTCGACATAGATAATATCTCCATAATTAAACCATCATTAAAATTAAAAAAAGAAGGTGGGGCGATGGCAATTACCCCAACCTTCTCGGAAAATTAAACTTGGATACCATTCTCACGCAGGATCGCATTGAAGTCTTCAGTATCAGAATCAACTTCAACTGAGTCATCAATGATCTTCTGCAGACGAGAGATCTCCATGTTGTCTTCCTTAGCAACAGGTGTCTTGACTGCAACTGCTTTCTTAGCAGGTGCTTTCACAACTTTAACCTTAGCAACCTTAACAGGTTTAGCCTTAGCTGGTTTCACAGCAGAGTCTTTCGCAAATTGCGACAACTCAACAGCAGTAGGAACAGGAAGTTGGTATACACCACGCTCAACCTTGTTCTTATTGAACAACCAGTTAGGATAACCAATCTTCTCACCCTTAACACCAGTCCGTTGATCACGCAAGGTGTAATAGATGGAAGCACATTCCTTCAAAGTAATCTGTGGGTCTTTCTTGTATTGAGGATTGCTCTCAATAACAGACACAACAAATTTCTTCTGGGACATAGACAAATTAGCGAATTTCAACATAACAAATTTCCTTTTTCAAAGTTCAAGACAGAATTATACAACAAGTTTCAATGTAAGACAAGTTTAAAATGGAACCTCATCGGTAGGATCGATTGCAGCAACTTCTGGTGTAGGTACTACCTCAGGAGCAGGGTTTGCAACCTTCTCAAACAAGTCCATGAATGCAGTCTTCGTTGCGGAGTCGAAACGATTGCAGCAAAGTTCTACTGCTTTCGTACGACTCTTGAAGATTGCAAACGCACGCACAATGTGGATCATACGACGAGTCGTAATATTTTCATCCACGCCACCATCGGCAAAGGTGCGACGAATTGCGTCTGCCCATTTAACCAATGTCTCTGCGAATTCTACATCTTTGCATCCGTAGAAGTCCATCAGATTCTCAACAATCTTTTGCTCAATCTTAGCACTTGGGTAATCCTGCTCAAACGTAACAGCGAATCGTTCCAAGAATGCTTCGTTGAGCACGTTAGTACCAATGTAACGACCATCATCGCTACCCTTACCCTTAGTGTTTGCTGTTGCAAACATATTGAATCCTTCAGCTGGAACAATCATCTCGTTCTTCAACTTGAAGTAATATGGCTTACCCTCAAGAATCGGTTGCAAGCAAAGCAAAGTATTTGCAGAGCCAGCATCAATCTCATCAAGCAAGAGTGCAGTTCCAGTTCGCATGGCGATCAAGACTGGACCTTCGATGATCTCGACATTACCATTTTCCAAAGTCTTGGAGCCAATGAGTTGTTCTTCATCAGTCATCATGTTTAAGTTAACACGAATCAGAGGACGTTTGTGCTTGGCACAAATTTGTTCAACCATCGTGGACTTGCCATTCCCAGTTGGACCAGAAACAAACACAGGATAGAAAATCTTAGTCTTGATAATAGTTTCAAGATCATTGTAGTTACCGAATGGTACAAAGTTCGGATCCTTCTTAGGAATCAATGAATCAGTATTCGTATAGTCCACAGTGAAAGATTCTACAACAGCTACAGGTTTACGAACAGTGTTACCTTCAACTGCAGGAACACCACCATCGATGGCATACAAACCACGACCAAGTTTATTCTTCATGAGCCACAAAGGATATTTGTCAGTCTTAAGTTTAGCCATACACTCAATCAACTGAGGTCGGGATACCGTACCTTTAGTTTTGATGTCAGGAAACATCTCATTGAGTTTTTCCTCAAAAGTCGCACGAAAAGCCACATCACATTTTGCCATCATTTTCTCCATAATATAACAACCAATCAATAACTGTATTATTCCCTAAACTGCAATCAAAGACAAGCCTTTTTGGGAATTCCCCTACACTTTGTAGGGGATTATTTTCACCTG